TTCTTGATATTATGGAAGATGGAGCAAAAAATCGTACAGCCCTCTGGAAAGATATATCACAACCTCATGAAATATCAGCTAGACTAAAACAATTTAGAACACAGCCAAAGCTTTATGACTTTTTAATTAAAAAAGGTTGGTATAAACCACATTATTACGAACAGTTAGAACAAATTTTTCAAACACCTCAAAGAATAAAAAGAGCAGCTAAAGATGTTTGGGGAGCAGCTCCTATAGGATTAATGGACCTTGCAAAGGAAGATTAATGGATTACGAAGATAAATATGAGCAATTACAAGCTCTTAAGAAGTTACGTAATAACATGGCTTTATTTGGAAAGCACTGCTTTCCTACTGCACTTAAAAAGGCTACACCTCCATTTCACAATGAAGTGTATGCAAATTTATCAGATGATGATAAACGCAGGGTTCTTATAGCAGCTCCTAGGGGTACAGCTAAATCTACAGTTACTACTCTTATATTCCCTTTATGGAAAGCGGCTTTTAAATCAACAACAGATGAACTATTTATAGTTATAGTATCAGAGTCACAGGCTCAGTCTATTAATTTCTTGTCAAGAATTAAGTATCACTTAACACATAGCGATAGGTTTAGACAAATATTTGGAGATATGGGACCTAATACTGCCAAGAGATGGACTCATACTGATATAGTACTTGCCAATGGTACTCGTATGATAGCTGTTGGTACAGGACAAAGAGTTAGGGGTTTTATTGAAGGTGATACAAGACCTAACCTGATTATAGTAGATGACTTTGAATCAGAGTTAAATGCTTATACACCAGAGGCTAGGGCTAAAAACAGGAAATGGATGACAGAAGCTGTTATACCTTCCCTTTCTGATGAAGGGAGGATTGCCATGATTGGCACTGTAATATCGGAGGATTGTTTCTTATGTTGGGCTAAAGAGTCTGCTGCATGGAATGTTTTATGGTTTTCTATCTGGGATGAAGACGAAAAGAGTATTTGGCCTGAAAGATTTCCACGAGACAGGATATTGGCCATAAAGGATGAATTTTCATCCGTAGGGAATATTAATGGATTCTATCAAGAATACATGAATATAGCCCAATCTCCTGATGATGCACCATTCCAGCCTGATTGGATTAAAATGCATCATTATGATTATAAAAGAATTAATGGACAAAATTGTTTAATTAAGAATGAGGGATTAGAAAATGAAGAAATCAAACCTGTGGAGCTATATACTGGGGTTGACCCTGCAAGCTCTTTGTCTGCTAGGGCTGACTATTTTGTTATCACTACTCTGGGCATTGATTCAGAAAATAACAAGTATATAGTAGATATATATAGAAATAGAATATCACCAGCAGAACAGCCTCAATTAATAATAGATACCTATAAAAAGTTCAAACCAAGAAGAATTAAGGTAGAAACAGTAGGTTATCAGGAGGCTTTAAGAACAGCAGTAAGAGAATTAATGAGAGAAGAAAGTTTATATATACCAGGCCTTGAGTCTGGTGTTAAACCTAGAAATAGTAAATCAGAAAGGTTATTATCACTAGTACCATTGTTTGCAAAAGGGACTTTTTATTTTAGACCAGAAGATATTAAAGCTCAGCAAGAGTTTTTGTCATATCCAAAAGGAAAGCATGATGATATAATGGATGCTATTTGGACTGCTTTAGATGGGGCAAAACCTTGTAGAAGAAGTGAAATAGAGAAAATATCTGATGAAGATTGGAGAAATAAAGAGAAAAGTCTTGATTGGATGACAATGTAGTGGTAAATTAGGCATATGGCATATACTAAAAAAGATGGTGAATCTAAACAGAATATAATAGACGAGACACTAGACCTCTTCGATAAATACTCTAGTAAAAGAGATACCTGGGCACAACAAGCCAAAGAAGACAAAGAATTCAGATTAGGTAAACAATGGTCTAAAAGTCAAAGGCAAACACTTGAAGCAAGGGGTCAAGCTCCTATTGTTATAAATAGAGTGCATCCAGCTGTTGAATCAGCTAAATCAATGTTAACAGCTAATAGACCTTCATTTAGAGCTGCTCCAAGAGAAGACTCTGATAATAAGGTAGCTCAAGTAATGAGTGCTTTACTTACTTATATGTATGATATATCAGATGGAAGAACAGTAATCAGACAAGCAGTTGATGATTATTATGTTATGGGTGTAGGTTATCTGCAAGTATATCAAGACCCAATGATGGATATGGGTAAAGGTGAAGTATGCTTTCATGATGTAGACCCATTAGATGTATATGTCGACCCTAATAGTAGACATAGGTTTTTTGATGATGCTGAAAATATAATAGTTTCTAAGTTATTTACTAAAGAACAGGCTAAAAAGCTTTGGCCTTTATACTCTAAAGCGATTGATAATGCTTCTGATGCTTCTGGTAATAGAGTTGATTGGAATGCTCCTGAGACTGGAAGAGAAGATGATGGAGAGGTTCAATTCCCTGAAGATGTTGGAAGGCTTGATAATCAAAATTATATAAGAGGTTATGAGAGATACTACAAGGTTGATGTAACTGAATACAGAACATTTGAAAAGTTCTCTAGAAAAGAAGAGCTGTTAAGTGAAGATGAGTATAAGAAGTATGCAGAAAGACCAGCTTGGATGATACAAGGTCAGATAATAACAGATGAAAATGCTGCTAATAATCTATATCAACAACTATCAATGCAAAGACAGCAAATGATAGCTCAGAAGATGGAAGAATTTCTTTACCAGGGTTTTCCAGAAGATGAGTCTAAAATAGCGGCTGAAAATGAAGTTCCTGAAATTGAACTTGATACTTTAACTTTTGAATCTTTAATAAAACAAGGTCAAATAGATATTGTTAAAATTACTACCAAAAAAGTTAAGCAGTGTGTTATAATGGGAGATAAACATTTATATTCAAGAATACTTCCTTTGGAGCAATATCCGTTAATACCTATTATGAATGTTCATACTAGAACTCCTTACCCTGTTTCAGATGTAAGAATGATTAAAGGATTACAGGAATATATAAATAAAACACGTTCTTTGATAATAGCTCATGCTACGACAAGTACTAATACTAAGATATTAGTTCCCGAAGGGAGTGTCGACATGAAAGACTTTGAAGAAAAATGGTCACAACCAGGTGTAGCAATAGCATATGACCCTACTGATGGAGCTCCTATGCCAGTTCAACCAACACCTCTTCCAAATGAATTATATCAAAATGAATTAACTGCTAAGAATGATATTGACCATGCTCTTGGCTTATATGAAATGATGATGGGAAATTCGCAGGCTGCTCCTCAGACATATAAAGCTACTATATCTATAGATGAGTTTGGACAAAGAAAGATGAAGTCTAAGTTAGCTGATATAGAAGCTGCATTGACTAGAGTAGGTCAGGTTGCTATTCCTTTAATACAGCAATTATATACTACAGAAAAGATATTTAGGGTAGTTCAACCAAATAACTCTATAAATGAGTATGTTATTAACAAGAAATTAGTTGATGATAAAACAGGTGAAATTCAGGTTATGAACGATATAACACTTGGCAAATACGACATAATCGTTGTAAGTGGCTCTACAATGCCATCTAACAGATATGCTGAATTAGAGTTTTATATGGATGCATATCAAAAAGGAATTATAGATAGACAAGAAGTTCTCAAGAAAACTGAAGTGTTTGATATGGAAGGTGTAATGCAAAGAACTGATATGATTGCACAATTACAAAATGCATTAAAACAAGCTGAAGAAGAGAACAAAAAACTTAAAGGTGACCTGCAAACTAGAGATAGAGAGTCAGTTAACCTTAGGAAAAGAGTTGAAGTTGAGAAGTTTAAAGGTGATTTAAATCAAGTTAGTGAGAAAGCTAAAGCAGCTAACACTATATTTGAAAAACGTCTTGATGACAACTTAGCTACTGTTAAAACGCAGATAAGAGATTCTGCAAAACAACTAAGCTCACCCTCTGGTGGTAGCAAAGAGGCAGCTAAAAGGAGAAAGAAATAATGACACAAGATAATATACAAGTAGACACCCCTCAAGAAAGTAGTAATGAACAACAGTTTAATTCTTTAGAAGAAGCTGTGTTTGGTACTCCAGAGGGCTCTAATGATGTTTCGAGTGCTTTTACTAGTGGTAATGAAGGAAATACTGAAGCAGCTCCAGTAGAAACTGGACAACCTGTTATAGGTAATAACGAGAATAATCAACAACCAGTTCAAGAAAATACATCTAATGATGACACAAGGTATCAATACTGGCAGTCACAAGCAGATAAGTATAAAAATGAATTGGAACAAGTTAAGCAACAACAAGCAGCTCCAGTTCAACCTGCAGCTCCTGTTCAACCTGCTGAACCTAAAGTTGAGGAATTTCCTCCAGCTCCTCCAAAACCACAACAACCTAGGACATTCAATAGGGAAGAAGCTTATGCTGACCCCAATAGTGAAAGTGCTAGGTACTTAGATGAGTTAGAAGGATGGCGTGATAACATGAGTGAATATAATTCGCTTAAATCTCAATACCAAACAGCTGTTATTGAAGAGAAATTCAATAATATGGAACAAGCTAGAATTGATGAAGCTAAGAAACAACAGGCTTATCAACAGCAAGTTACTCAACAAGCTGAAGTAAAATCTCATGTTATGGGAAATTATGGTATGAGTGATAGTGAAGCATCTGATTTCATGTCAAAAATGTCTGACCCTAACTCAATAACTGTCGATAATTTAGTTCAATTGTATAGAATGCAAAACGGAAGTGTAGCACCGCAGAATAATGCACCTGCACAACCATCTGCTTCTTTTCAACAGACAAAGAATGCACAGCAAGTACCATCTCCTATGGGAGTAATGCCTTCTGGACAATCTAATGTTGATAATAAATCTTTTGAAGATAAAGTTATGGACAACTTGATAGGGAATTTTAATAGTAAAAACCCTTGGAAATAGTTTAACTTAACCGCCCTACCCGAAGGTCTAATAAGACAGCTGAAGATGGGCATAAATAAGGATGGAATCAAATGGGAACATTTTATTCAGGTCAAGCTGGTAACGATGTCGCATCTAGTGTTGATATTAATGATACTAGACGAAAGTTTAATTTCGGCGAACGAGTTGCTGAGCTTGCTCCAATGCAAAGTCCATTCTTCGTATATTTATCGAAGGTGGCAAAAAAAGCTACTAATGACCCTGTTTTCAAATTTTTGGAACAAAGACATCAGTGGCAAAGAAGGAACTTTGAAGTTAATACTTCTGTAACTTGGACATTAGAAGCTGGTCCTACTATTGCTAATGCAGATTCTGATAATCTTGTATTAGATTGTGGATATGACCAATATGGAAAAATTCAAGCAAATAATGCTTGTCATTTTCTTGTTCCAGGTGCAGTAATTGCTATGAAAGCGGATGATGGTAATGTATATAGATTCAGAATTACATCTGGAGCTACTATTGCTCATTCTGGTACTGATGGTACTAATGGTATAACAACTGTTACTGTAACAGGTGGTGGTGATGAAATCGTACCTTTAGATACTGCAGCATCAGGAACTGTCGTTTTTAGCGCAAATAACAAAGGTACTGTAGTTGGTAGTGCATGGGCTGAGGGAACAGATAGTCCTGTTGGTTGGGAAGATAAATTATTTGACAGAGAAGGATATTGTCAAATCTTCAAAACTGGCATGAATATCTTTTCTGGAACAGCTTTAGCTACTGAGTATAGAGGTATTGCTAATGAGTTTCAAAGAATCTGGCAAGATAAACTAATGGAACATAAGATGGATATAGAACAAGCTATGTTATTTGGTTATGGTGGAGCTTCAAACGAGCAATCAACATCTGCTCCTTTAAGAACATCATGGGGTATTTTACCTTACACAAGTACATATGGTAAAGTATATAACATGTCTTATAGTTCATCAGGTTATGATGCTTTCTTAGATGCGATGGAAGATTTCTTCGCTCCTGAATCTGGTAATAGTGGTAATAAACTAGTACTAGCTTCAAGAAAAGTGATTACTTACTTAAATAAATTAGGTAGTGGTGGCTTTATAAATAACACTGTGGGTTCATCTCAATATAGACTAGACGTTGAATCTGTACCTGGAGCCTTTGGGCACACTGTAACAATGGTAAATACTATATTTGGTAATTTACACTTTGTTCAAGAGCCTTTATTAAGAGGTCCTTGGGAGGATTACTGTGTTTGTGTAGATATGAAAAATGTAGCTTACAGACCACTTGTGGGTAACGGTGTTAGTCGAGACACCTTCATTGAAACTAATGTACAAGACAACGGTGTAGATGGTCGTCAAGACCAAGTAATCACTGAGGCTGGCTTGGAGATTAGTGTCCCTGAAACTCACGCAATTCTTAAGTTTTCTTAAGGTAGGAGGATATTATGGCTTTAAGTAAAAGTTCAGCTGGAAAATATATCGTACTTGAAGATACTATAGATGTTGTAGATTCAGGTGGTGGTAATGCAGTTTACGCTTTAGGTACAGCTTTTGGTTCTGATGAGTATGATTTTGAGAACAAAAAAGTTACTATCAAGGTGGAGATGACTGAGTTATCAGCAGGTAATGCTGCTTGGGATATGTATGTTCAAACATCTCCAAATGGCCTTACTACTGGTGATGTAACTACTCCTGGTAGTGGTGCTTGGCCTAACTGGGTTGATGCTTCTGCAAATTTAAATACTTCACTAAATTCAACAGCTGTTGGAAATAGTGCTATAGTATTAGCTGATTTGACAGATGTATATGCTCCATACATGAGAATACGTGCATATAGTGATGGTACGGATACTCAAGATGCTTCACAAATTAAGATTACTGTTGCTCTAGAAGGAGTTGATGGTGATATTAAAAGTGCTGACATCGGTGGTGTGGGAGTTGACCCATCATAGTGGTTAGTTTAACAATCGTAGAGGGGGCCTTGTGCCCCTTCTACACAAATTTAGGAGAATAAATGAGTGATTTAAAAATAACGCACGCTGGAACAGTGCAAACACAAGATAGGCAAGGACCTATAAATCCAGTTGCTCCATTGGGACAAGCTGGTTCTGTGTATACTGCTGCTTCTTCAGATGCTATAGTACCTCCACTAAATCAATCATTTGTAGCAATAACAATGATAACAGATTGCACATTTGATAGTAGTAGTGGACTTTTAGCAGAAGATGCTAATAAATTTGTAAATACGGAAACTGCTGCTCATGATGCTGCTGCTGCATCTGAAACATCTGTTTTAGGTTCTGGAGGTCAAGTAGTTGATAGTGTAGTTTTTCCAGCTGGAATGACAATCTATGGTAGATGGAAAGAGATTGATGTTGCTACTGGTTCATGTATAGCGTATATAGGATAATATGTTAGGATTAGGAAATAATTTAAAGAAAAGCGGTTTAATAAGCCCAGGTATCATAACAGATTCACTTGTCTTAAAACATAAGTACGATGCAGCTAGCGTTGTACCTGTAAGTGATGGTGCTGCTTATTTTGATGGTAG